TATGTGATGTGTGTGGTAAGAGTTTAACTGCTACAAAAGAATGCGCGTGGACTGGATGCCCCCTAAACTGGGACGAGGCTCGCGTAGATATCATAGGACAGAACGGCCCGACGGGTGAACATTACGAGGAAGAAAAATAATGGCAGGTTTAAAAACATGGTCGTATTCGGCTGCTACTACATTCGAGAAGTGTCCGAAACAATACTTCCATCTTTACGTAGCCAAAGATATAAAGCAAGACCCTAATACAGAACACTTTCTGTATGGTAACGAAGTTCACAAAGCTGCTGAGTTGTATGTGCGAGACAATGTCCCACTACCTGAAAAGTTTTGGCAGTTTCAGCCTTCGTTAGACCGACTAAAACAAATCCCAGGTAAGAAATACTGTGAGCACAAGGTTGGCTTAACGCGTGACCTACAACCTACAGGCTTCTTTTCCGATGACGTATGGTGGCGCGGTGCGATCGACTTGCTCATCGTGAACCCTGAAACAAAGACAGCTACGGTTATCGACTATAAGACAGGTAAGTCTAGCCAGTATGCCGACACTCGTCAGTTATCTCTATTAGGTGCAGCAGTGTTTAAACACTTTCCCGAGGTAGAGGTAATCAAGTCAGGCTTAGTGTTTTTAGTCAGCAAAGAAATATTAAAAGAAGACTATAAAATGGATAACTTCGATGATATGATAGGCGAATGGGATACCCTAATCAAACGGTTAGAGACAGCTTATGATACCAACGTATTTAATGCCGCTCCTAACTTTGCGTGTAAACGGTTTTGCCCAGTACAAAGTTGCCAACATTGGGGAAAATAGATGGCTAGAGATTACCAAAGAGAAAACGAGCTGTATAAGAGTAAGCCCGACCAAATAGCTAAACGTGTTGCACGTAATAAAGCAAGGCGTGAAGCTATACGGGATGGACGTGTTAAGAAAGGTGATGGTAAAGAGATTGACCACATTATTCCACTATCCAAAGGAGGCAGTAACGACAAATCAAATACTCGTATCCGATCAAAAAGTAAGAATAGTAGCTTCAGCCGAAACGCTGATAACAGTGTGAAAAAGAACACACCTAAAAAGTAACAGACGGTCCGCAAGGCATGAGTGCGTTAACCATGTCAGTTAATAATAGGAAGTCCTTTCGAAGTTTACTCATACCTAGGTATTAACCGAACACCCACGAGACGGGTTAAATAGGCTGGCCACACATCTCTCCGTGGTCAGCCTATTTTCTTTACATTTCCAAAAAACCATGTATACTAAGTAACCCGCATCTTAAACACATGATAAGTGACTTACACATGGAAATCTATAAAGACAAAGCCTTAATAGTAAACACTCGCCGTCCTGAGTTAATCCTTGACAAGATACCTAAGAGTAAAGTTGTCAAGGCCTACGATAACGGCATTACCCAAGTGATTGTTAACTGGGAACTGGACGAGGTACTAACCTTGTCATCGATGCGCATTAAGAATGCCCCATCACCCATAACAAAAGAATACAAATGGCCGGGTGTACACACGCCGTTTGACCATCAAAAGACCACCGCGCAATTCTTATCCGCTAACCCTAGGGCTTACTGCCTATCTGAAGCAGGGACAGGCAAGACCTCTGCTGTGATATGGGCTGCCGACTACCTGATGAACAAAGGTAAGATTAAGCGTATGCTAGTGGTATGCCCCCTATCTATTATGCAAGCAGCGTGGCAGTCAGACTTCTTTAAGACAGCGATGCATCGAACAGTAGCCGTAGCTTACGGCACCGCAGAGAAGCGTAAGGAGATAGTCAAGGGTACCGCAGAAGTGGTCATCATCAACTACGATGGTGTGGAGATTGTCGAGAAGGAAATTAAGGCAGGCAACTTCGACTTGATAGTGGTTGACGAAGCTAACTATGTTAAGACAGTTACAACCCGTAGATGGAAGGCGCTCAACAGGGTGCTCCAACCTGACACATGGCTGTGGATGATGACAGGTACGCCAGCATCTCAATCACCAGCCGATGCCTATGGCTTGGCTAAACTTGTCAACCCAGCATCCGTGCCTAAATACGCTGGCACATTCAAAGATATGGTGATGCAGAAGATAAGCCAGTTCACATGGATACCTAGGTTCAACGCACAAGACATCGTATTCAAGACCTTGCAGCCAGCGATACGCTACACCAAGGCCGATTGCCTAGACTTACCTGACGTCATGTATCAAACGCGTGACATACCTCTTACAGCACAGCAAGACAAGTATTACAAAAAGCTTAAGAAAGAGTTCTTCATTGAGGCTGCTGGGGAAGACGTTACCGCAGTGAACGCTGGGGTTATGCTCACGAAGTTGTTACAGGTATCTAGTGGTGCTATATACGCTGACTCCCGTGAGATTATCGAGTTTGACATGAGTAACCGCATGACTGCGCTCAAAGAGATTATCAATGAGGCCAGTCACAAAGTTCTCATATTCTGTCCGTTTAGGCATAGTATAGACAAGATTATGTCCGAGTTGAATAAGGACAAGATACCCTGTGAAGCCATACATGGTGATATCAACATGACCAAGCGGTCGCAGATATTCAAAGACTTCCAAGAGAACAAAGACCCTCAAGTATTGGTTATCCAACCGCAAGCTGCGTCACATGGCGTTACGTTACACGCTGCGAACGTAGTGGTGTTTTGGTCACCAGTGATGTCGGTGGAAACCTACATACAATGCTGCGCTAGGGTCGATCGCGCTGGTCAGCGAAACCCGATGACCGTAGTCCACCTACAGGGCTCCCCCGTTGAGAAAAAGATTTACGCCATGCTTCAAAATAAAATAGATACCCACACCAAGCTGGTTGACCTATACAGAGAAGAAGTAGAGGCTTGACAAAGTAAATAGTTGTGGTATACTACTAGTTCTAATTTGAAAAGGAGGGTGTATGGAATTAGATGAAATCAACCTTGAAAAGCTTATGCAAGCTGATATTAATATGCGTGAGAAGATGGCTGAACTTGAAAGTCAGATTAGCGATATTAAGCAGAAGCGTGACCAAATACAGTTTGCTTTACATGAAGCATGCAAGTCACTAAACGTAAGCAGTCTTAAAACAAAGATAGGCACGTTATCACGTACAGTAAAGACCAGCTACATTACCAACAACTGGCCTGCATTGTATGCGTTTATTAAAGAGAACGATGTACCTGAGTTCTTACACAAGCGCCTATCAAGTACCAATATTAAAGAGTTTCTAGATGCTAATCCTGACAAGTGTCCAGCAGGTTTATCACCGATGAATGAGTATGTTATTTCAATCCGTAAAAGCAAGGAGCAATCAGAATGAGTACAGAACTAGATATTTTCCAACAAGGCGGCGCAGTAGCAGTACGTAACCGTCGTGATGATGGTTTCACCAGTAACGTTGGTGGTTCTTCTATCACATCAAAAAGCATTACCATCGTAAACAACAAGTTCCGTTTGATGGTGAATGGTAAAGAGATTAGCAAGACTGACCAAGGCTTCATTGATGTAGTCATTGTTAATGCTGCACCATCGGTTAACCGTATGTTTTATGCAGAGACATTTGACCCTAAAGCACAGAAGCGTACACCGCCTAAATGCTGGAGTCATGACAGCCAAACACCTGACCCTCAATCACGTGAAAAGCAAGCGGACAAATGTTCTGACTGCCCACAAAACATTGCTGGTTCAGGTCCAGGCAAAACTAAGGCTTGCCGTTTCCACCGCTACATCGCAGTAGTATTGGCTGATGATTTGCATGGTGATATCTACCGCGTTAAGTTGTCTGCTACATCTGTGTTCGGTAATGGTAACAACGACCGCCGTCCGTTCCACGAGTATCGTGACTATTTAGTAGCTAATGGCGAAGGTCTAGGTTCAGTTGTATCACGCATGATTGTAGGTGAAGATACATCTAACATCGGCTTCAAAGCTGTTGCTCGTTTGTCTGATGATGAGTTTGATACCTGTCGTGCCCGTACGCAAGAAGAAGAGGCAGTACGTGCGATCACCTTGTCTGTTGCTACGGATCGTGATGAGAATGGTGAAGAGTTTGCTCCAGTTCCACAAGCAGCACCTCGCCCAGCTACACGTCAACCAATCGTTGAAGAGCCTGTAGAAGAAGCTATCCCTGAGCCAGTTAAACGTTCAGCAGCAGAAGCTAAACCAGCTCCTACCCCACCAGCACCACCACCAGCTAAAGTAGATTCAGGTGATGTAAGCCTAGATGACTTAGTTGCTGATTGGACATAAGGAGAGCGACAGTGAGAGGTTATTCACAGATTGTAATTGAGGCTAACCAAAGTGCTGACCCCGGATTAGGGGTTACGCTTGGCGCCTTGTTGATTGTTAAAAAGTACCCAGTAAGCAGAGTAGCTGTTGAGCTTGAAGTTTCTCGACAGACGGTCTATGATTGGATTTCGGGCAAAGCAAAGCCCTTGCGGTCAAAGACTGTAGCTATAACAAATCTAATCGATAAGTTAACAGCAGAATAAGTTTCAATAGGGGGGAGACCATGAGGTAGTACCCCCACCCCTAAACGTTGTGAGAGATACAATGCAAACATCAGAATTTTTACGGCACATATGGCCGGCCGAAGGCGTCTATTGCGTAGTTGGAAAAGACCAACAAAACAATATATCTCCCAAGTTTGTAAACACTATTGAAGAAGCGACCGCAGCTTCAGAGAAACTATTAGCAGATAAATACGATGTGTATTTTGCCTGCTCTACATACAAGTACCCTACAGAGCGCACCAAGAATAATGCCAAAGAAGAGAAGGCTCTGTGGTTAGATATTGATTGTGGCTTTGATGAGAAGAAGAACCAGTTCAAAGACTACAAGACCAAAGATGCAGCACTAGTCGCCTTACGCGCATTCACCGATGCTACCCAGCTTCCTGAACCGACCATTGTAGACTCGGGCCGTGGCATCCACTGCTATTGGACATTCGCTGTGCCTGTAGCTAGAGAGGTGTGGCATCCTATTGCAGAAGGCCTCAAGTTTCTATGTATCAAGCATGGTCTACATGCCGATGGTGCTTGCACTGCTGATGCTGCCCGTATACTCCGTGTACCAAACACAAAGAACTATAAAGATGTGAAAAACCCTTTACCTGTAGTTGTACTGGTGACAGGGGAGCATACCTCGTTTGATGAGCTAGCAAGGCTTATCCCTATACACGTAGGTTCCAATAGTTCTAAACCTAAGCACGAAGTTAACAACAATAAGAAGTTTGAGAAGGTAGCGCAGTTCAAGAAGATAATGAACCGCACAATAAACGGTGATGGCTGCGCACAACTACAGCATATCGTTATGAAGCAGAAAGAGATATCCGAACCCCTATGGCGGTCAGCTCTATCCATCGCTGCGTTCTGTGAAGACCGCGACATCGCCATACACAAGATATCTATGCAGCACCCCGAATACTCACACGCAAAGATAGAAGCTAAAGTAGCTGGGATCCCTAAGCCCCACACCTGCGACCAGTTCGAGTCACTACGCCCTGAGGGTTGTAAGAACTGCAAGTATAAAGGTACCATCACTACGCCTATCTCACTTGGTATGATAGTCCCCAAAGCCCGTGGCGCTGACAACGTGATACAAGCAAAGAGCGAGGCGTTGGGTGAGTTGATGACCTATCAAATCCCTGAGTACCCATACCCGTACTTCCGTGGTAAAGCTGGCGGTATCTATCTAGCCTATGAGGACGATGACGATGATGGTAAGAAAATATACGAGTATGACTTCTACCTAGTCGATCGCTTGAACGACCCAGCTATTGGTGACTGCGCATGGTTCAAACTGCACTTGCCTAACGATGGTGTGCGTGAGTTTATTGCACCTGTGTCTAGCCTAATGAGTACAGAGAAGGCTAGGGAGATTGTCAACAACATCGGTATATTCGAACGTGGCAAGCCTTTAGATGCAATCATCGAGTACATGAGAACGGCATTGAACGACCGTCAACGGAGTAAGGGTGCTTCGCACATGCACAAACAATTTGGTTGGAACGATGCTAAGAACAAAATCATTATCGGCAATCGTGAGATTACTGCGTTTGGTGTCACCTATGTACCTGTGTCAGAAGAACTGAACCAAGTCACCCCGACACTTGTTAAGAAAGGTTCTTACGAAGAATGGAAGAGTGCTATATCGTTCTATGAACGTCCAGGACTTGAACTTCGTGCATTTGGTTTCTTCTGTGGCTTCGGCTCACTACTCATGCCGTTGTTTGACTCCAAAGAGAAGTCTGCCGTAATCAACATGTACAACCCTGAAGCAGGACAAGGTAAGACCTCTATCTTGCAGATGATGACCAGCATATACGGCAACCCTGATATTGATGCCAAGCTAATTAACGTTTGGGGCGATACCGAGAACTCAATCATTAACCGCTTAGGCTATATGAAGAACCTAGGTGCTGGTGTGGATGAGATGACAGATGTAACACCCGAAGCCCTACACACCTTCTTGAAATTTATTGCGTCAGGCCGTGGTAAAAACCGTATGGGTAACGGAGTTAACAGAGAGCGTAACAACGACACTGTGTTTAACTTAATCTGCGTAGTCTCTAGCAACACGGACTTCAGAACGGTTATGTTTGCCAAGAAAGCAAAGGCCAGTGGTGAGATGGCTAGGTTTATTCAGCTACGCATTGAGATGGATGATGTGCTATCTAAGAGTGAGGTAGATGATATCCTAAGCAAGATATTTGACAACTATGGTCACGCCTGTGAGATATATGCACAATACCTGATACAAAACCTTGACAAGGTTAAAAAAGAGCTTAAGGAAATGCAGGTTAAGATTGATAAGCTGATGAACTTCAAAGGTCCTGATCGTAAGTTCTCTACCAACTTAGCTGCTGTATTCCTAGGTGCTATCATCGCTAAGCGTTTAGGCATACATAACATACCTATTGAACCTGTATTCAAGGCTATAGCCAAAGAGTTTAAAACGTTTAAAGATGTAATTAAAGAGAACAACTTTGATGCTGTGGAGACGCTTGGTAACTTCTTGGATGAGAACCTAGCACGTAATACGCTTGTCGTAAACAATAAGATTGATGCACGTACAGGGTTTGGCGATGCGCCTATTATCAAGCCTCAAAATGACTTGCGAGTTAGGTATGAGCCTGATGTTAAAACGCTATATATCCCTTGCAGTATTATCAAGACTTATTTACACTCCGTGCAAGTTGAGTACAACGACTTTGTTAAGGGGTTGAAAGACAGCAACTTACTACTAAGCAAGAGTGGGGAGAGTAAAGCGATGCATAAGGGTCTAGAGATGAGCGGTCCAGCAGTGCGATGCCTGTGGATTGACAGCACTAGTTTTGATGTGAACGTACAATTGGATTTGCCAACAAGTGTTAACTAACGGAACCGATTATCAAATAGTGTGGCCTGATTTCCAACCGGGCTGCTCTATTTTTATCCCTGCGGTAGATACGAAGTCCGCCATTGATGCCATCAAACGCGAGGCTAAGCGCTTAGAGTTTGAGTATATCCACAAAATTGTTGTGGAAGAAGGCATCAAGGGCGTTCGTGTTTGGAGACTATAGACCGCCTTGGATACGTAGTTTTTGTATATGACGTTCTTTTCTATTGTTAATCTCATCTTGAAAACCTAGCATATCTTGACGTCGTTTTTCAATTCTGTCTAGTTCAGCACGTTTTTTATCTGCAGACCAACGATTGGTTGTATCGAGAAGTAGCTTAGTTTCGTATGTTCGTAAATTAGCTAATGATTTAGATATATTTTGCATGTGTTTTTCTAACGCGACTAATTCTCGATTATTATCGATGTTTAAATATTGCTGTGATTTAGCGTAGTTGTTACGTTTTAAATTAGTGTAGGATTTATACGCTTCGTTTACTAGTTCTTGTAACTCGTAAAAGTCCATCATATTACGAGCGCCATTTTCTCTAGTTACAAAGGAGCTAACAAACGGAAACTCCAGCGCCATCTCTGTAGCTGTCTTTGTAGGCAATACTTCACCACGCATATCAGCAATCACTGAATTTGTAAACATTGTCATGATTGATGCTGTTGCTGCAAAATACCCTTGCAAGAAATGATCTACTTGTAGCGGTGATATATCACCAGCTTCGCCAATCATACGGGCTAATTGGGATGTTCGTTTAGGGCTAACTTGTAATTCAGGGTCTAGTCCCGCTTGACCTTGTCCTACTATAGGACGACCAGTCCTCATATCTACGTTTAAGTATGACTCTACCATAGGGCTGATAGCAGAGGGTAATGACCCAGGAACCGCCATAGCCTTTTTGAAGGCCGTTACTAAAGCTCTTTGCATTTTAGTGCCGTCTTCGCTTTGTTCAATATAGCGATTGTACATATGCTCAGGCACAATCTTGAAGAAAAAGGTGAACAGGTCATTACGCATTGGTAACTTAAACCCGTTAGGCATTATGATATTTCTATCTTTTTCTGAAGGGTCTAACTTTTTATATTCATCTTCATCAGCCATCAAAGCAGCGTATATTAGTGCTGCAACCATTAACTGCCCACCAGTATTCATCATACGAAGCCAAGCTTCTTTACGAGTTATAGGGTTTATACTTTTACCCGTTATGGTAGCTAACCCTATATGCAAAGCTTGTAAGCCTGCGTTAACAAATGGAGCAAGTTGACGCATTATGTTTACAAGGCCACCATACCCTGAACGGCGGAAGTTAATTAACTCGTCCGCTGCGTTAATAGCCTTTGCTTCATCTTTAGATTCAAGCATTATTTGCGAGTATACAGCTTGTCGAATAACGTTATCTGAGGCCATTGATAATGCGGATAGGGGTGACAAGATAGCTTTAACTAGCTTTTCGTATGTTTTATATGTTTTAGACTCTTCCAATGCGTCTATATCTATGCGTTCGTATTCACGGCTAAAGTCATGCCTACCAACAGTAACAGTTCCTTTTAAACGTTTACGTGCGGAACTCATACCTATAGGAGTTAATACTAGCTCTTTCACTACTTGTAGTGGGATTGTAAACAAAGGCAATGTTTTTACATTGGACACAAACATGGCACTAAACATATCTTGAGGTATTTGCGCTAGTGAGAAGAAAGGTTGTAGCACAATATTTAAACGCAAGAAGGTTGTAACTTTATTCCAATACTTCATAGCAGGCATAATAACCGGTTCTAGCCCAGTAAAGCCGTGCACCATAGTTTCGCCATCAATACCTTGGAACTCGTAGCGTGTTAGCTTACCGTCTTCCCAAACGCTTACAGTATTTTTACTACGACCATCTTTATTTAATCTGATGTCATTAGGCAATTCTTTTTTATACTCGGCTATTTTTTCTATAGCTGCACGGTTTTTTATAGCTTTTGTAACGGTGTATTTAATCCAACGCTCCATGTTGTCAAACACATCGTTTATTTCTTGGTTGCTGCCTTTCATACCATGAACAGTCTTCATAGTATCAATCAAACCTTGACCATACTCTTTAGGTCCAGCCTTAGCCTCTAACTGCTCAACCCGGAAGAATGGCACATAATCCATAACCTCTAATAACTGGTCACGAGTATCTTGATCAAGTAAGCCTTGCTCAGTAGCAAAGTCTAATACTTTTTCACGTACATCATTCCATGTATCAGAGATATCGTTTAGTTCTGGGTAGCGTTTAAAGAACTCAAGCCCTGCATTGATCTCTGCCTGAGTCATGTTGACAAGCTTGTAGTTCTTGTCATACATTTTTTTAGCTTGTGCTTTTTTACCTTGAGCAACTAACTGTACTACACGTCTTTGTAAACGAAGATTGGCATTTTTTAAGCCTTGTTCACGACGAGCAATAAAAGCTGCGCTAGCGTAAGCATGCATTTTCTCAAGTGTAATGTTGTTAGCTTTAGCTAGTTTGTCTAAGCTATCGCGGATAACTTTCATGTTGGCTGTAGATTCTGTGATAACGAATTTATATATGTTAGGATCATACGCAATATCGCCACGCTCTAGGAAAGCATCAGCCATACTATCTGCCCGTACAGCTTGCGTTACCTGCAATAAATAGAACGATTCCGCAATCTCTGCTTGAGTAGCACCACGCTTTCTCATAGCATCTAGTATTTTATTGTTTATGGCGTAATCAAATGATGCCCAATAGCTTATAAACTTACGCGTTATGTCGGTAGTTGTCTGCACAGGGCTTGTACCAAAACGTTGTAGTGCTGTGAGAGGTTTGGGTGGACGTGGTGGTTTAGTGCCTGTCTGAGCTAATAAAGCGTCGTCACTTACACCACCCGGTTGGCGTCTACTTCTGCTAGCTATGGTGTTACCGTAAGATCTATACTTTTCATATATTTTACTGCGACCATACTTCTCTTCCATAGTGGATGTACGAACAGTTCTATTCTGTCTTACAACCGCTGAAGTGTTTGCTAGCACAGCGGCCAGCGCAGTATTAGAGACATTTGCAGGCATACGTAATATACGACGTATGGCGTCTACAAACGCATCCAGCATATTCTTAAAGCCCCTACCTTTAAACTCAGGGGCCGCAACTAACAAGTCTTTAGGAAGTTGTATACTCGCTAATAAGTCTTGGAAGCGAACATCTACGAATGCTTCAGAAATCATTTCTAATGGATTAGTAGCGCCATATGCAGCTGTAGCTGTAAATTGTTGCGGGTATTCTTTTTGTAAATAATCAAAAATATCAAACAAGTTTTTAGCTGCGATACCTTCGGTTGTATTTAGGTACGCCTCTGCTCTTTTATACTCTTTTTCTGACCTTAAAGCCCTTGCAAGATTTGGAGTACCGTCTCGTTCTAATTCCTTTGCACGGGCTTCCATACGGCTTAATACTCGTATGTTTGCCATACCTTTGGACATGGCGTTAACTGTAGCACTGTGCATCACTTCATGTAAGAATACATTTACTACATCGCTGTAGATGTTATACGCACCTAATGTTTGTAAATAATCCCCTGCATCAATACGAACAGTATCTGTTTCGGCACTGTAGTCGGCCGCAGTGCCATTGTTTAGATGTTTGCTAAATATTACTTTAGTAGGGACTACTTTAGCTTTTAAAAGCTCGCTGGCTAAACTTCTATACCATTTGAATAGCTGTTTCTGACCGCTTCGAAATGGAGCTCCAGGTTCATTAGAAGCTAGTATTTTTTCTTGCGCTTCACTTAAAGGTAACTCCGCAATGGCTTTTAATGCCGCTTTAGCATCGCCATTTAGTAGCGCTCTAAAGAAATCAACTTGTTTACGGGTTATTGCATTGTCGTCTATAAGTGCTTCAATTAGCCCATCATAATCCTTGTCTTCAAATAAAGCTGCTCGTTTACGATCCCGTTTATAATTCTCACCAATAATATCTTGGTCTAACGTAATACTTTTAATCGCGTCTTCGTGTTCTTCAATCTCCGCTTTTAATCTTGCTTCTTGCTGCTCAAGAAGTCTATACACTCCTTCAAAATAATTTAAAGCGTCTGAATCTTTATTTTTATAGCGGACATAGCTTAACTCATTATGCGTATCCAACATTTGGTCACGCGTTTTTTCTAGACTCTCTTGTGCTGTACGTAGTTTAGGCAGAACTTCAGCCATGCGAGCATCAAGTTCGTCGGTACTAAACCCATACTCTTCGTTAACCGTACGTTCTGAACGGTACATAGCTTCCGTTTCAGGCTCGCCTTCAGTTGCCGCTAAGTTATCACTAAGTTCACCAATTTCACGAAGTTCACTAGGTTGAGTTTTCCCCTTAGCCTGACGTTCTTGCACGAGCTGATTGATTTGTTCTTGCGCGAAGGCTATGGTCTCTTCGTTAACATCGTATGCACGAAGGTCTTCAATGAGAGGATTGGTAGGGTCTAGTGCACGTAGTTCACTTGCTAAGGCTTTAGCTTGCTTAGTTGGGTCTTCGGCTTGTAGCTCTTCAGCAGACTTCATAACCTCTGTTGATTCAGGGGCTACGGCTTCTTCAGCTACTGTCGCTTCTATTGATTCAGGGGCTGCGGCTTCTTCCGGGGCTACTAATTCAAACCCTGTGTCTGTTTTGCGGTATGTCTGCGTTCCAACAACAGTAGTGTCACCAACTTTTAATGACTCTAATGGAGCTCCGCCTTGCTCTGTTCCTCCAGCAGGTTGTCCAACATCAGCTCCAGAAACATCCACTGTTCCTCTGTCAGTTTCGACAGCTCTTTCGGCAGGTATTTCGAGTCGCTGTTCATCAGGTGTTGAAACGCCAGCTCTATCTGCTGCTGGTTTAGTTGGAGTGGATTTGATAGGTTCATTTGTAGCCTCCACAGCTGGTGCAATGGACCTGAGGTAATCGCCCACTGCTGTCTCATTAATCTTGCCTGTGTGATTGTCTAGGGTCTCATCAAAGAATGCAAGACCTTCGCTTGTATTGAGGTCTACGCCCATCAATTCTTTGAACGCGTTAGAGCGTTTGTTTAACCCTAACGAAGTTAACGTAGTCGCATCTAGTACACCCGGTGTAGTAGCAGGCGCTTCTTCTACGGTCATATCTTCTGGTGTTGCTTCTTCGGCTACAATCGGAGCTGTTTCGGCTACAACTGGGACTGGTTTGGCACCACGTTTAACTGGCTTAGCTACTTCTACCGGAGCTACTGCTTGCTCTTCTGCGGCGTCTTGTTCATCACGAAGTTTACGTAGTTCTTCACCTTTTGCAGATAGACGGCTCCATGACTCCTTGAGCTTAGTCTCACGGGATGCACGTTCTTTTGCTGGCTTAACTTCGTTAACTTCGTTAACTGTGTCATCAATAGTTTTTAATTCATTGTACTTTTTATATGCACCGGTAGCTGTACCTGCTGCGGCGCCTAGCCCCCCACCCATAGCAGCGGCACCCCAAAAAGCTTCAAAATATTCTTGTTTAGCTTCTTCATTATCTAGGGATAAGCCTGCTTGATAGCGTTCCGCCATCTGCTCTAGAACTTCTGTTGGCGCCTCAGCAACAATACCTACAGCACCTTGTTTGGCACCTGCCTTAGCTCCGGCTTCAACTGTTTCTTTAACTACTTGCCCTGTAGTTCGTTTAGCTAACTCTTCAACAGCAGCGGTGCCTATAGCTTTACTACCAAATTTAAGCGCACCAACAGTTAGTTTATCCGCAGCAAATCCTATAGGAGCCGTGATGGCTGCCCATTTTTTAGCTGAGGCAGGGTCAAGTTCTTCGGGTGCTTGTTTTTCTAAGGCTTGACGGTCCATGAAATGACCATACTGCTGATACCCATAGGTACCAATACCAGCTATCGTACCTACTATAGCCCCTGCAATGGGTGCAAAGGGTGCGGCTGGAGTCATAGCAACACCTGCGGTGGTTAATGCGCCTGAAGCGTAACCCGCAATTAAAGACTCCGCCATTTCAGGGCCAGATTTAAGTATTTGCTCTACAACAAATGAAGGCACCTGCATAGTAGCAGGTAGGTAACCCTTTTCATGGGCTATACGTTGGATGTCACTAGCGGATAGAGTAGGTGCTTGTGGTGCAGCTGCTTTGGCTTTTATCTCAGCCATTTTAGCAGCGGCTTCAGGGAGTTTGCCTTCTTCTTTAAGGCGCCCTAATTCACGCCCTTGAGAAGCTTCGTCAAAGGATTGAAAGCCTTGCTTTAAGGAACCTAAAGCACGTTCACCAAAAGATGTTTCTTCAGGCTTAACTAAAGGTGTCTGCTCGGCTGGTTTAATTAGCTGCTGTTCTGCTGGCTGACCCTGCGTAGCTAATTCTGAACGAATGTAATCAGCTAACTGCTGCGCGTCTTCCTTATTGCCAGCTGCGTCAGCTTGCTGTAGTGCATCGTATAACCTGTTGATATCGGCCATTATTCATCTTCGTCTTCAGTAGAACCGCTACCGGCAGGGTACTTACTAAGTAGTGATTGTATCTTAGGATTAACTTTTTGGCCAGCAATGGTTGCTTTAGTTAGTGCACTTGGGTTGACCGCTGTAGCAGGGCTTAATTTAGAACCTGGTACATCTAATTGAAGTTGTCCACTAGTAGAAGGTTTCTTAACACTATCTCCTGGTGCTTTTGTAGGAATTTCACTTCTGTAAATATAATCTTCTGCTTGTTGAATATAACCACTTAATACCTTTTGATATTCATCAGGATTAGCTTCAAAATATGTTTGAAACTCTCCGGGTGGATATTGCGCAGACATCATTTTTTCAGCTTTATCTAATACTTGAGCATTTAATTTTGCAACGTCTAAACCGGCAGTTTTACCAGCGGCTCTAGCCTTAGCATTTGCAACAGCCATATTAGTATCGTATGCAGCTGCAGCATCCCAACCTTTTGCAAGGGCATTGTTTTTGTTATCGGTGTTTTTAAACTTGATGCCTTCAGCGCGTTCTAATAGTTTATCACGACGGCTACGTTCAGAATTATACAATGTTTGGTCACCAGCCATATCAGCTTGACGCATTGCTTGATCTGATCTACCAATTTCAAAGCCAAGATTACGAAGGTCTTTAGCAGTAGCGCGGTATTCTTTTTGACCTTCTCGTTTAGTGGTCGTGTAGCCTTTTAGAGCTGCCTCAGCTCCTGGCCCAAAGAATTGTGAGGTGTTACCCAAAAAGCCCGCAGCTGCGTTTAATAATGCATCAGCTTCATTGGATTCTTTGAACTTCTCATTCTCTGCTTTATCCGCTTCCAAAGCTTTTCTTTGGTCTTCATATATATCTTTAATACCGTATTTACCACGTACTTCTTGTTGAGTCTTATAGATATCATCCATTGTCAATGATGGATTTTCGGTTAATAGTTTTTGAACCTCAGTATCATCGTAAGGTGTTAATTCATCAGGATTAAAGTACTTGCCTACTGGATTGCTTAAATACGCTGGTCGTTTTACAGCCCCTTGTGAAGCATAGCCAGGAACATCACCACCATCATCAAAGGCTATGATACCACCACCGGCGTAGCCACCCTCGAACATGCCGCTATCCATTGGTAGACCTACAATACCACCGTCAGCCATCTGCGCAACGGGACCTTGTGCTTGTGCCATTTGTTGTGGAGCAACGGCAGGACCTTGTGGAGCCAAGCCTTGTGGCAATTGTGCTAAACCTTGAGGTTGCGCTAATTTATCGATGACAGACTGGGTAGGTGCTTGAGGCGCTGTTTGAGCTTTGGCCTTTTGGTCCATAACGGCAGCTGCGGCTAGTTTAGCTACAGGGTCACCCGTAAGCATAAAATGCCTGATATAGTTCTCTGGAGCTAGACTAAGCGCCTTATGATATTCTTCATACTGCTGATTGAAGTCAGGGTTAGTAGTTGGTCTAAAGTTTTGATCTGCTATTGCCATATTATATCCTTAAACTAACTTAGATAAGCCAGCTAAACCTAAGCCAGCACCAGCAATTTGTGAACCGAGGTTAGGCGGTGCTTGGTATGTTGATTGCGTAGACGCTAATTGTACAGGCAATCCGCGAAGAATGTTACTGTAGAAACCCAATTGTTCTTGTGGGTAGTCACGTTGACGTAAGAAGTCTTGGTATGCAGTATCATACTTGGTTTGTTGCAATGCTTGTAGGTTAGCAGCTGATTTTTCTTGTGCGCCTAAACGTGCTAGATTAGCGGTTTGTTCTGCCGAACCTAATGCGCCTAAGCCTGTAGCCGCGCCTTGTACACCCCCTAAACCAGTACCGTATAGCTGTTGGCCTAAGCCCGCTGCGTATTGTTGGGCTTGTTGGTTTTGTTGGTTAGCAGATAGTCCAGATTGTTGATTAGCCAGTGCTGCTCTTAATGCTTGGTCTGCACTTAAACCTTGAGTCTGTAGTTTAGACGCTAAGTTTTGTACGTTGGCTTGTTGCTCATTAGACAAGTTAGCAAGTGCAATATCTTTGCCAATGCCTGCACCCAAGCCTTGTGTTTGTAATAATGCTTGTAAGTTAGCTTGGTTAGTAGTCAACCCTGATTGTTGGTTAGCTAACTGTGCTTGCATATTACGGGCTTGGTCAGCTTGGAATTGCTGTTGTGCATTAGTATACGCGTCAGCTGCGCCACGGTACTGTATATCACCTAACTGCTGATTCAAGCCACGATTTTGTTCTGCTTGCAATAATGCATTACGAGCACCGCCGAATGTACCACGTCCAATAGCACCAGACATCAAGGCATTTTTATCCATTGCCCCTTTTTGCATAGCTTCACGTAACGCAGTATTAGTTACGTTTTGTGTGTATGGGTTTGAGTAGTAATCAGCAGCTGCTTGACCAAAGTTTTGAGAGGCCACGTTTTGTGGGCCTGCCATTTGATAGTTTTGCAAGTTTGGGTTGTAGTTTGACTGAGCACCCCGCATGCTAAAGTTTTGTAAGCTAGGTGCTCCTACTCGTTCGTAGTTGTAGTTACCGGGTTGATACGCTAACGCTTTATTTAAACCAGCACTGGCACCGGCCATACCCATACCACCAGCCACATTAAGACCTTGAGTGGCTTGATTAAATTGTCCTGGAGACTGTAAATTGGAATAACTCTGCATTATTCCTTGTTGCTCAGGAGTAAAGCCAGCAATACGTGGTGCACCATACGGTTGGTATTGTTGGTATGATTGTGCCTGTGTGCGGTTTAATAAGTTTTCAAAGTATGGCTTAGCGTATTCAGGCAGGTTAGTTTGCGTGACTGTTTGGCTAGTAGGGGCACCGCCGCCACCGCCTTTTTTGTACAGTTTTACATTCTTACCTACTTTTTGAAATGCCTCTTCAGGCAACATCTCTAAATCCCAATGTGCTTTCATGCTTCTTTCTCCACAGGCAATTCATAGAACATGAACCGCTTTTTAAATCCATCATCCGTAAATACTTTTTCCCATCCTGGGCGTCCGTAGCTCTCAATAATATTGCACCCGTTATCCCTTGCAAATTTTTGCAATACTTCTAACATAGGTGTTTTCCATTTAGGTAGCTCAATTCCGCCAGTAAAATGGGTGTCTAATGCTTTCATTTGTGGATAAGTCACAACCTCGGTAACTACTGCACCGTAAATAAACTCATCTTCATAGGCTACCCACAATTGTTGTGGCTTAGTTTCAATCCCATGCTTAATGTCTTCTACTTTAAATCTACCATGTGAGTATCTAGCAGCTCCGTCTAAATACCCTTCAATCTGAGGCCATACTGTTTCTAAGTACTCTAAGGGTACATATGATATCTGCATTATGCCGCCATAAATTTATTTGGGTTAATTTGTTTACCTTGTTTCTTAGTACCGGTACGTTCTTTACGTACTTTGTCCATCATAGCATAGAACTTCTTAGCTCCACCGCTGCGTTTTACTTGCTCTGGTGATATATAGGCTTCACCATTTGCAATGCGAGCAGGGTGCTTGCCATCAATTGTAGTCTTGATTGAGTCAGACATACCATCACCAGCGCCTCGTATAGGTTGTGCACCGTGACGTTTTTGTAGGGCTGCTAAACCGGCGTCTGTACTACCATTACCTAAATGACTAACTACGTCTGCTGGAACCACAAACCCACCATCTTTTAAACCACCACCCATTGCTTTTTTAACAGGTTGTGGATTGATAACATTAAATTGAGCACGTTCTGCGCCAGTCGGGTCCATTGCCGCCGCTATAGAAGCATTCGGGTCATAGGTGCGTGTAGCTGCATTTATGTAATCTTGCATAGTTACTGCTGGTGCTTCAGGGCCTTTTGCTTTTTGACCGCCTTTACCCATAAAGCCACCAATACCACCTTGATTATTCTCAGTAGTTCTACCCATTGGGTCTGTGATTGCATTACCTAACAAGTTACTTAGACCGCCAGGCGTACTTGCTTTTTGGCCAGGACTACCTATTTTTGCTACTTCAGCTAAATCAGTTGGAGGTACACCGTATGAAGGAGCACCAGGCATATAAGGAACTGCGCCACCAGCATCAAAGCCGTATTCTTTTGCGTTTTCGGATGAGGCTGCAGAAGCTAAGGTATTTAAACGACCTAAACCATAGCCCTCTTTTACTGTATTTTGTGCTGCTGTACCATCAGGAGAACCAAATAAATCAGGCGCACCGCCAGTAGCCATTCCACCAGCTGCATAACCCGGAGCTTTATTGAACCCTGGGTATGGGTTGGAGCTACCAAAATAGTTATACTCTGGTGAACCTTGAGCAGATAACTGAGCCATTTCTTCTTGTGTTGGCATTCTAGGGTTACGATCTTGTGCCGTATATTCACCTTCGTATTTCATTTGATAACCAGTATCTACGGGAGCTTTAGGCATTTTAGGTTGAATAGCCATTAATGGAGACGCAACAGTCAGGGCATCCATCATCCCAACTTGACCTGCTTTCCACGCGGCTACGGGGTTTTTTGCAACTTCCATTGCGCCCTTACCAATATCACCCCAAGTATATGCAGGGGTTCCAACTTTAGCTACAGAACCACTTAAGTCCAAAGCAGAATTACCTAAGTCTCTAATACCCATACCTGGAATATTGTTCGCTGCATTTCCAGCTATATCAAGTCCTGACCCAGCGACTTTACCTACTAAGTTATCTGCATTACCTGCTAGGGAAGACAGTGAGTCTGCCCCGGAAGTAAATGATCCAGCACCGCCATCAAGAATTGATTTTCCTACGGTTTCAGGGTTAGCTACGGTATCTACTAGCGCTGTTTGACCTACTTTGCCTAGACTATTACCTAGACCAAAACCACCAGCACCGCCTAAGCCAGCGCTTAAAGCAGTGCCTAAATTACCACCAGACGCTAGGAACCCAATAGCACCTGTCATCATACCTGCACCTAATGATGACGACGCTAATCCAATACCTGCTGGACCTAAGAACGCACCTAACGCAATAGGTGCAACCGCACCTAGAATATCACCGAACCAACCTGCTTCTGGTAGACCTGTTTCAGGGTTGATAGTTAGTGAACCACCACCTTGCATTGCAAGGGCCTGAAGACCCGCCACTTCTCGTGGCTGCATATGCACAAGCATCGACTCGCCATTACGACCTAGGCTTGCTACCCCTTGTGCTA